CAGACATAAAAAAAGCTCCAAAAGGAGCTTATTAGTGTTACCTTGAAAAAGAAAAAAGGGCAAAAAAGAAAAACATGGATTTTATACCAGTTTTTTGAGACCTTGTCAACCCCCTAAATAAAAATAAATTTTAATTGACACTAATTTATGTACAATTTCTTAATTATGTGGTATAATATGTGTATTATGACTGCACAACCAAAATTTGGTTCTTTATTAGAGCAAATCTGCTATGAGTATGAGAAATATGGTAGATTTAAAACACACATACCAAGCCATCACGTTATTTACATACGTGCGGCTTTAAAAGGACGTACTGGGAAAGACTTCAGCGTTGAGGATATAGAAAAGGCATTGGTAGCGGAGGGTATGTCGCAGTACGTATAGAGAGTAATCTCTATCGTCACAGAGCAGCTTGATACTGTACTTATTCCTGCGGGGTTCGATGCAGTTACTCAAGTTTAGGGCGAGATTATACTAATGTCGGTCTCGCCCATTATTTTAGGAATTGCAATGTTTGAAACTATGGTACTAGCGTGTTTAGCAACTAATCCTAATTTTTGCCAACAATTACAAGATTTAAATGGACCATATCAAGAAAAGACACAATGTATACAAAGAGCTTATCAAATAGCAAGAGAATTACCAGAATATATGCCTGGGTATGTAGCTATGAAGTATACATGTATTGATGTAGCTGATAAAAGAATTGATAAAAAGAGTATATAATGGCAGGTATGAAAGGACACACTATAAAGGGAGGACATAAGCGACCAACTAAGTCTGGAGCGGGTATGACCAAAAAAGGTGTAGCTAAGTACCGTAGAGAGAACCCGGGTAGTAAATTAAAGACTGCAGTCACTGGTAAAGTAAAACCAGGTAGTAAAGCAGCAAAGAGAAGAAAGTCTTTTTGTGCTAGAAGTGCTGGTCAAATGAAACAGTTTCCAAAAGCGGCTAAGAATCCTAATAGTCGTTTAAGGCAAGCAAGGAGAAGATGGAAGTGCTAATAGAATTAAACTTTAGGCTATTTAAATTTTTTAATAATATAAGCAGTGCTTTTTACATGAGGTACGTAAGATTACTACGTAAATCTCAAGGTAGAATTTAATGGTAACCGTTGAGCAGTTTTTGAAATGGAAAATACTGCCAAGATGTATGATGCTTGCTAGTACAGTAATGTCATGGAGATGTGCGGAATGGTTTATGGATTTAGATGCACCAACAGCTAGTCAATCAGCATTTGTATCCGTTGTAATGGGTGTAATGACAGGTGTCTTTGGCATTTGGATGGGACACGAACATAAGGGAGATAAGTAATGGAAAACATGGTATTAGATGCGTGGAATGATTTATCTTACTTAGAAGGTGCTCTTTTTACACTATGGTTATTTATATTGTACTACGGCAAGGTATGGATAGATAGCAGATTTAATAAAAAGGATTGTACATGCTCACAGCGTTGATAGGACCTATAGCTAATTTAGCTGGTACATGGTTTGAAAACAAAGTTGAGAAAACAAAAGCTGAAGGACAAGCTAAAGTTGCAGAGGCTCGTGCTCGTGCTACTGTTGCAGAAAAAGTTGCGGCTGGCGAGGTCCAATGGGAAAGCAAGATGGCTGATGCTACAGTGGATTCTTGGAAAGACGAATTTGCGTTAGTTGTCTTACTTACTCCAGCAATATTAGTTTTTGTACCTGGGATGAAAGACTATGTTAAAGAAGGATTTGATATATTGGCAACTTTGCCAGAGTGGTATCAGTACCTCTTATATATTGCAATTAGTGCAAGCTTTGGAATCAAGGGAGTTGGACAAGCCGCAAAGATGTTCAAGAAAAAATAAGGATAAGTAAATGTCAAACATAATTGAAACAAACTTTGGTACATTAATTAATCCTGCTAGAGTAGCCAACGGCAGTGCTTCTAGTGTTATAAAACAAGGAGCTTTTTATACATTCTCTCTCAAGATAAGTAATGATGATATCCGTGAATACTCTTTTACTAACAGACAAAGAGCAGAGAATATGAGAAAGATTTTAGTAAGTCACTTAGAGCACATGATTAGTACAACGTCAAGGAAAGTAAACAACTAATGAATTTAATTACACTACAGGATGAGATAGCTAATGATGAAGGCGTTGTATATGAAACGTACCACTGCTCGTTAGGGCATTTAACGGGAGGTATCGGGCATCTCATTACTGAGTGGGATGAAGAGTACTATGATAAACCTGCAGGAACGAGAGTCTCACATGAGCAAGTTAATGACTGGTTCTCACGAGATATAGCAATTACACTAAATGACTGTAAAGATATATTCTCTGACTTCGATGATTTACCTTCTGAGGCACAACTAGTAATTGCTAATATGTGTTTTCAATTAGGACGACCAAGATTAAGCAAATTTAAAAACTTTATTGCTGCAGTAAACGATAGAGATTGGATGAAGGCGGCAGATGAGATGGAAGATTCCAGATGGCATAAGCAAACAACTGCAAGAGCGGAGCGGCTGATAGCACGCATTATTAAACTAGGAGTACCAGTGTAATGGAACGAATTACAAATAAAGATTTAAAGAAAGCCACAGATAGAAAATCTATGACTGAGTCAAGAGATGCTGTTAGTAGAATTGGAAAAGATAATAAAATTGATACTAGTAAAATGAAATTGCGTACAGATAATAGCAAAAAAGATTTAGCTGATATGTACAGACTTAGAATGGGGCTACCTAAATCAATGTCTGATGCACAAGTTATTAAAATGTTTCAAAATCAAGGGGTGACAAATAATACAACACCTAAAGCACCTCCTAAGAAACCAATTATGGAACTACCAACTAATGTGCCAAGATTAATGAAGGGTGCTTTACTTGGGGACCTTGATAAAGATGGAAAAATGTCTGGTTACGAAACAGCTAGACAAAAAGCTATTACTAAGAATATGAAATCATGAAGAAGACAAAGCACATAATGGAACTGCCTACTAACGTCCCTAGATTAAAAAAGGGCGCAGGCATGATTGAATTACCTGATGGAGGTAAGTATTTTCCTGGCGGAGAGAGAATGAGCGAGTTTGCTCCTGATATAGGAAAAAGGGGAGTTAAATTAAGTCGTTTAAAAGGTAAACTGTTAGATAGCTTTGATATGCCTACAAAAGTTATAAAGCCAACAAAAGAACAATCTAAAATGCCAATTAAAGAATTTATGTTACCAAAAGACAGATACCAAAAAGATTTAAAAAAATTTAGAAAAGCAAAAAAAGATTCATTCTTAGGACTTGGGCTTGGTATTAAAGAAAAACATCCTGAGAACATAGATAAGACGACCCCATACAAAAATATGGATTTGCTGGGGAAACAAAAGAAAAAAGAAATAGCAGTATAAGGAGATAACCATGGCTATGAAGAAAAAAGCGGCTAAAAAGAAAATGACTAAAGGCTATGCTAGAGGCGGAGCTAAAATGACAAAGATGATGGGCGGCGGCTCTAAAATGACCAAGGGCTATGCCAGAGGTGGGGCAATCAGACGTAAGTAATAATGCCGTATCTCATAAGTAACGTACCCCATTTTAAGTGTTGGGTGCGTAGGGAGTTTACTTGTAATCATCAAAGATATCATGGAGAGTTTCTTCATGCAATGGTAATAGCAGTAAACACAATCCCAGATAGGTCTTTAAGCTTCCAAGTTGTTTTCACTGGTTGCGAAGTAGACAGAGAAGATGGTCCTGATGAGAATGTTCATGGAGGAGCAATGTGGGCAAGGATGCCTATACAAGCCCTGGTCGCAGATATACCTGTAGAGGAATGGGCAGAACCTATGGAAGACCATTTGTGCCAACCATGGGATTGCGAATCAAGAACACACAGTGTTGTAGTTATGGATAGGGTTAGCTCTTCTCCATGGTTATGCAAGATTGATAATCAGTTTCATCAAGGTAAGTATTTATTTACAGTTGACTATACAGACAATGATATTGCGGATGACCCTTCACAGCATAAACAATCTCATGTACTATATTTAACTGATGCGGGTAAATGGACAGGTAACGTGGTAGCTCTACCAAACAACAGAGTTAGAGCAACAAGTCCTGCACTATGGAGAACTGGAGAAGGAGCACCTGATTTTATTCCTTCGCAGCATACACATTCTGCAGAATCGCACGAGACTTATTTAGACCCTGCAATAACTTTTAACAACTTGTATAAAGATAGCACATGAGCGAAAAAGGAAAAAGTAGATGCGAAACTTGCAAATGTTATGATTGCGATTGTGACGAGTGTACTTGCAAATGTCACACAGAAAAGCCAACAGAGGAACAGTTAGAACTAGACTTTGTTAACTAATGATTGAGTTTGTGTTAGTGTTTATGATGGGATTAAGAGTAGTAGACCAAACACAAACCTTCGAAGATATAGATAGATGCTTGTATTTTGCAGAGAGGTTACACAAGCAACCCACAATTCCACAAAAGGAAGGACCTAATTTACAGATAACAGCATACTGCAAACCTATGAGGAAAAAATAAAATGTTAGCAGAACTAGCTGCAGCTAATGCTGCTTTCAGTGTTATAAAACAATTCGTATCCAACGGCAAAGAACTAAGTGGATGTGCAAAACATATAAGTGATTTTGTATTTTCTAAAGAAGCACTAGAGAAGAAGGCGAAAGAAAAGAAAGCTAAAGGTGTAGGTGGTTCAGACTTAGAAGAGTTCATGGCTCTTGAGCAGATAAAAGAAAAAGAAGAAGAACTCAAGAAGATAATGATTTACTTAGGCAGACCCGGACTTTGGCAAGATTGGCAAGCCTTCCAAGCAGAAGCACGTAAGTCAAGACGCTATCAAGAAAAGATGGCAGAGAAACGTAGACAAGAGATAATGGAATACGTAGGCTACGGAATAGCTGCTATAATTGTAATATTCTTTGCAGGATTGTTAGCGTGGGCAGCAGGTAAATGGGTAGGAAAATTTTAACACCCTGCATCGGTGTTTGTACACTAGAAGACGATATCTGTATAGGATGCGGTAGAACGATAGAAGAAATAAAGGAAGCATACAAATGGCAGCAAAGAAAAAATCAACAGGTTCCCCAAAACCAAAAAATGCAAAATTATATGCTTCAGTTAAAGCGGAAGCTAAAAGAAAATTTAAAGTGTATCCATCAGCGTATGCAAATGCTTGGTTAGTTAGAACCTACAAAAAAAGAGGTGGTACTTATTAATGGCGTACAAAGGAGGTTTACGTAAATGGTTCAAAGAGGACTGGAGAGATGTAGCTACAGGCAAACCCTGTGGGCGTAAATCAGCAAGTAAGTCTAAAAGGAAGTACCCAGCGTGTCGCCCCAAGGCAGTCGCAGATAGGATGTCTAAGGGACAAAAAAGTGCGGCAGTCGCTAAAAAAAGAGCCGCAGGAAATCCAGGAGGCAAGCCCACATCAATTAAGTGGTCAGTATCACCCAGTGGACGAAAACGGAAAAGAGTATCTAAAAAGAGATGACAAGAAATTACAGAAAAGAGTACGACAGGTACCACGGAAAACCAAAGCAAAAAAAGCGAAGAGCTTCAAGGAATGCAGCTCGAGCAATAATGGCGAAACGTGGTCTAGTCACTAAAGGTGATGGCAAAGACGTACATCACACCACAGGTAATCCTATGAATAATAATAAAAGTAAATTATCTGTAAAATCAAAAAGCAAAAATCGTTCTTTTGCTAGAACCAAAACAGCTAGAAAGAAGAATCCTCGTGCATAAAGAATTAACAGAATTACAAAATAAATTCTTAGATGCTTTGTTTGGTCCTGCTAAAGGTAATCATGCTAAGGCTATGAAGATTGCAGGATACTCAGAGTCAACTAATCCACATCACATTATTAACTCAGTGCGTAAGCACATAATTGAAAGAGCAGAATTAGAGATGGCAGTCAATGCTCCTAAAGCTGTATTATCAATGGTCGGTGTCATAGATGACCCGTCAGCTATTGGTAACAGAGAAAGACTAGCCGCTTCTCAACAGATACTTGACAGGGTAGGGCTATCCAAAGTAGAGAAGCTAAACGTCACATCAGATAAACCTATGGGCGTATTTATTTTACCAGCTAAAGCAGATGATGATAGCACAGAAATTGAATCCGACAAATAGATATAAAACACTAAAAGGTCCGACAATACCTTGGGGGTACGAAGCAAATAGCATAGACCCACATTTACTAGAGCCAGTAGAAGAACAACTAGAAGCGTTATCGATGGCAGAAGATTACTTAAAAGAGTCTTCATATCCAGAAGTAGCAAGATGGTTAACAGAATACACAGGACGTAGCATAACTCCGATGGGATTATGGAAGCGTATAAAGACAGACAAAACAGATAGACGAAGGCATGCTGAACAAAAAAGCCGCACCGCCAAGACCCAAGCTGAAGGCAACATCAAAGCCCAAGCCTTTAACTAAAGAAGAAAAAGAATTAGTTAAAGCCAAGAAACAACAAAGGTCTGCACGTGTGCGTTTAAATATAGCACAACGTAAAATTGCTAACATAGCTAGGAGCACAGAAAATAATGACGTTGCAGAAAAAGCTGCAGAGAGTTTACCTGAAACTTATTCTGTCCAGGAGGAACCAACTCAAGAAGTATTATTCCAACCAAATCCAGGACCACAAACAAACTTTTTAGCTGCTCCAGAACGAGAAGTACTATATGGAGGGGCAGCTGGGGGTGGCAAGACGTACAGTCTGATAGTAGACCCGTTACGTTACTGCAATAACCCGAATATGAACGCTCTTATATTAAGACGCACAAATGATGAACTTAGGGAGATTATACACAAATCTCAAGAAATGTATCCGCAGGCTTTCCCTGGGGCTAAATGGATGGAGAAAAAGAGCCAATGGACTTTCCCGTCTGGTGCTAGAATTTGGATGACATATCTTGAACAAGAAAAAGATGTTTTAAGATACCAAGGACAAGCATTCACTTATATTGGTTTTGACGAGTTAACACAGTATCCGACACCATATGCTTGGGATTATTTACGTTCGCGTCTTAGAACTGCAGACCCGTCGCTCCCCGTCTACATGCGAGGTACGACAAACCCTGGAGGACCAGGGCACGGCTGGGTCAAAAAAATGTTCATTGACCCTGCTCCAGCGGGTAAGCCGTTTTGGGCGACAGATATTACGACTGGGGAAACTTTAAAGTACCCTAAACACCATTCGAAGTCTGACCAGCCTTTGTTTAAGAGAAGATTTATCCCTGCTAAGTTAATGGATAATCCTTTCTTATACGAGCAGGGGGACTACGAAGCGATGTTGCTGTCTCTACCAGAGACACAACGTAGACAATTATTGGAGGGAAGTTGGGATGTTGCAGAAGGTGCGGCTTTTTCTGAGTTCGATAGGCGATATCACGTTACGGATGTATTTACGATTCCAGATAATTGGAGAAAATTTAGGGCATGCGATTATGGATACTCTTCCTATTCTGCAGTCTTATGGTTTGCAGTTGACCCAGCTACTGAGCAACTTGTGGTCTACCGTGAAATGTATGTATCAAAATATACAGCCAAGGATTTGGCGTTTGCTATCTTGGATGTGGAAAGAAATGATGGACAAATCTCGTATGGTGTACTCGACAGCTCGTGTTGGCATAAAAGAGGTGATACGGGTCCTTCCTTGGCGGAACAAATGATTTCAGTTGGTTGTCGTTGGCGACCAGCAGACAGAAGTAAAGGAAGTCGTGTAGCAGGTAAAAACGAAATACACAGAAGACTTCAAGTAGATGATATTACAGAAGAGGCAGGTCTAACCATATTTAATAATTGTACTAATTTAATTGCCCAGCTACCTATTATACCTTTAGATAAAAGTAACTCTGAAGATGTAGACACGAAAGCAGAAGACCATTTGTATGATGCGTTGAGATATGGTATAATGACCCGACCAAGGTCTAAGTCCATATTTGACTATGACCCAGCAGCGATGCCTAGAACATGGACTCCTGCAGATAGAGTATTTGGATATTAAACATGGAAAATGAAAACGAAAACATAGAAGATTTAGTATTTGTTCCTAAAGAACCAAAGGATGAACTAGCAGCGTACGTTATAGAAAAATTTAAATCTGCAGAAGACGCAAGACTCTATGACGAACAAAGATGGCTTAATTCATATCGACAGTATAGAGGATTATATACGAACGATACTCAATTTACTGAAACAGAGAAATCCCAAGTATTTATAAAAATAACTAAAACTAAGGTATTAGCAGCTTATGGTCAAATTATTGACGTTTTATTTGCTGGTCAAAGATTTCCGTTAGGAGTAGAAGCCACACGCATTCCTGAAGGTGTTACAGAATCTGTAAATTTTGACCCTAAAGAACCAGATAATGCACTAGAAGAATTAAACAATGTGTATGGTTTTCCTGGAGATGGACAAGATATACCTAAAGGGGCTACACAAGACACACTAAGAGATATGAAACTTGGGGCGTATGAAGATGACCTTGAAGCCATAAAAGAAAAATTAAAATCTGGCACAGGATTAACTCCTACTGCACAGACATACTACCCAGCACAAAAAGCAGCTAAGAGAATGGAGAAGACTATTCTTGACCAGTTAGAGGAATCTAACGCTTCCAAACATTTAAGAACTGTAGCATTTGAAATGGCTTTATTTGGTACAGGAATAATCAAAGGACCTTTTGCTTTTGATAAAGAAAAAGCTAATTGGGATGAAGAAGGTAACTATTCACCAGAAAGTAAAACTGTTCCAAGAGTAGAATCAGTTTCTACATGGAACTTTTATCCTGACTATGATGCTAATAATATGGCTGAAGCAGAATATGTTATAGAAAGACATAAGCTAAGTTACTCAGAGTTACGTAATCTTAAGAAAAGACCTTACTTTGATACAGATGCGGTAGATGAATGTGCTGAGATGGGATACAACTACACACGTAAGTGGTGGGAAACAGACTTAAGAGATAATGAAACTCAGTATGATGTAGATAGATTTGAAGTATTGGAGTTCTGGGGTAACATAGATAAAACTATGGCAGAATCTTCAGGATTAGAAATACCAAAAGAATTTGAAGATGTAGATACTTTACAAGTTAATATATGGGTATGCAATAACAAGATATTAAGATTAGTTGTAAATCCATTTACGCCTAGACGTATTCCTTACTGTGCAGCTCCGTTTGAGTTAAATCCATATAGTTTCTTTGGTGTAGGGCTAGCTGAAAATATGTCAGATACTCAGACACTTATGAATGGTTTTATGAGAATGGCAGTTGATAATGCTGTATTATCTGGCAATTTAGTATTTGAGATTGACGAAACTAATTTAGTCCCAGGACAAGACTTACAAGTATTCCCAGGAAAAGTATTTAGAAGACAAGGTGGTGCTCCAGGGCAAGCCTTATTTGGAACAAAATATCCAAACGTAAGCACTGAGAATATGATGATGTTTGATAAAGCTAGGTCACTAGCTGATGATGCAACAGGCATACCATCTTATTCACATGGACAAACTGGTGTTGCAGGTACAGGTAGAACTGCTGCAGGTATTAGCATGCTCATGGGAGCGGCACAATTAAGTATTAAGAGTGTTGTAAAGAATTTAGATGATTATCTATTACAACCTTTAGGAGAAGCATTGTTTGCTTTTAACATGCAGTTTGACTTTGATAAAGAAGCTAGAGGCGATTTAGAAATAAAAGCCAGAGGCACAGAAAGTCTAATGAAGAACGAAGTAAGAAGTCAAAGACTTCTACAGTTACTTCAGATGTCAGGAAATGCTGCTGTAGCTCCTTACTTAAAGATACCAGTTATACTAAGAGAACTAGGTGCGGCTATGGATTTAGACGCAGAGAAACTTATAAATGATGAAAGAGAAGCATTCAAGCAAGCAGAGATATTAAAAGCTGCTGGTGGTTTACCTACTGAACAAGGGCAAGCACAGGGAGTTAATCCTGCTGACCCTTCAGGTGGAGGTGGTGGTAACATAGGGGTAGGGCAAGCTCCAGTTCCAGGAGAGCAAGGATTTAGTGCACCTCAGAATCCTTCACCAGGACCTCAACAACAAGACCCTGCTGCTATGGACCAACTACAACAATTACTAGGAGGTAGACAGTGATAAAAGAAGTAGCTAAAAAACTACTACCTCTGGTTAATGTAAAGAAGAATACAGATATATTAGAAGCATACATGGAGTATAGAGTAGCTGAGTTACATAAGCTATTAGAACAACATGAAGATATATATAGCATTAATAAGGCACAAGGAGCAATCCAAGAAATACGAAGACTTAAAACTCTTCGTGATGAAGTTATATCAAGAGCTGAAAAATAATGGAAATTGATAATAGACCAGCTTGGCTTTCAAGGGCTATGAATAAAAATACTCCAACGAGAGGACAAGCTACTGTACAGACTGCTAGTGAATACAGTACGGAGCTAGGAGGGGAAGTTTTATTTCCAACTTTACGTATGGGTAAAGGAGGCAAACTACGTGATGCAGGCATTGACGAAGCCCTAGAGAAAAATGATTATATTTTAATAAAAGGACCCCCAGGTAAAGAAACAGCTAAAAAAGCCAATGCTAAATCAAAACAAATAAGTCTGCAAATAGGCAGAGCTAGAGGCATGAACACAGGAGGAGCACTCATGGCATTAAAAGAACCAGCAGGATTAGGTACATCCCCAATGACACAAAAGACTAGCCCGCCCGTAGGCAACAAAAAAGCAAAAGTAGAGAAGATGCCTAAGAGAGGTGCGGCTCCTAAAGTCGTTGACCCTAGAGATGAAGTTATGAAGCTTGTAGCTAAGAAATTAAAACAAGATAAAACAAGTGTCGGAATAGCTAGTCCTACTGCTCCTATGCCAACAGAGATGCCTGCTCCTATGACTACAGCTTTAGCTGCTCCACAAGTACCTGCCAAGAAAGCCGAAGAAGAACAACTACTTAGCCCAACTCCTGTAATGGCTGCTAAAGGTAAGTCTATTGAAGGAGGAGACAAAGTTAAAAAAGAAGGCAAGGGATTAGCTGTTGTAATTGATATGGGCAGTCCCGATAAACCAGAATATGAAGAAGCATCAATGGGTACTCCATCTGACCCTCCTCCAGGTGCTACAGGAGATGAGGTTAAAGATAATCAACATGTGCTACTTAGTGAAGGTGAATTAGTTGTTCCCGCTAACGTGGTTAGATACCATGGTCTTGGTATGTACGAAGGACTAAGAAGAGATGCCCTTAAAGGTCTTGGCGAAATGGAAGATGCTGGTCAAGTAGAATATATTGATAATGATGTTAAAACTGCAGCCGCAGGTATGACTATTATGAATGCCCAACCTAATGTAGCAACTTTAGGAGGCATACAAAAACAACAGGCAGTTTACAATCCTGCACTAGGGCAATACGGTACAGCAAAAGCTCCTGAAGCTGCCTCAGCTAAATTTGTACAAACTCCAGGTTTTATTGATAAAAATAAAGATGGTATAGATGATAAATTACAACCTAGCATAAATAAAGGTATAGCTTCTCCAGTTTCCACTGGAGCAATTACACCTGCTTCTCTTAATCTCGGTCCTACAACTAATCCTAATGTTGTTGTAGGTGCTGGTAATGTAGGTTCGTATACTGATAACCAAACATACAAGCCAGGAGACGGTACTACCCCTCCTCCTGCAGACGATACCCCTGCTCCAGTTGCACCAACTAGAGTTGTTCAACAAGATAGTGGTGACGGAGGAGGAGGAGACCCTGAAATAGATGCAGGATTGGGAGGTGCTAGAACTAGTATTGGTGGTAAAGATTATGCTATTCAATATGACTTTAGTGGAAATATAACAGGAATAGCAGATGTAAAAGAAGCGTTAGCCACAGGAAGAGCTAATTATTTTGCCCCAAACCCAGAACTAATGGGATTGATAAGCACACAAACCACTGGACAAAAAGCATTAGGATTAGCGGCTTTTGCTCCAGTTGCGAATGCTTTTGGATTTTTAGATGATAATAAAGCAAATATAGAGGCAGGAAAAGCTGCTACTGCTGCACTAAATTCCTATAGAGGTGAAGTAGGTATGCGTTCTCAAGATATGCCAATGGGTAGACCTAGTAAAGATGTTATGCAAGCATATGCTACTGAAAAACCTACAACTCAACCTATTGATTATTCAAATGTGTTATCTACCGCACAACAAAATATAAATACTAAAGGTTTGGCTGCTCCCCAAGTTACAAATGTAACAGATATAGCACAACAAAGTTTAGCAGAAAAAGGCACAGTAGCAAGTAATATAGCTCCTGAAATAACTACGCCTTTTGGAGGCAGACAAGAATTTGGACAATTTTCTTCAGCTGGAGATGTGTCAGCTAGAGCAGGTTATGAAGCGGCGTATGATAAATATTCTACACAATTTGCAGCAGGTATGGGTCCTACAGGAACTAAGCCTGGGACTACACAAAGTTATAATGCAAATTTAAATGCTTTAAATACAATAGCTCAAAATGCGATTACACCCGAAGAAAGGTTAGCAGCTAATCATGTAGCTCAAGATATACAAATGAGTAGAATATCTGAGCAAAGTTTGGGTTCTTCTTATGATAACAGAAGTATAGCTGAACAAGCAGAGCTAGAAAGAGGATTTAATGTTGATGAGACGTTTGGAAGTGGTAAGAACCCTGGACAAACAGAAGTAGATAACAACTTTTCTAATAGAGGGCAGAATGCTGTTAATTCAAATGGTGGCAGTGTCGGGACAGGAAGAACAGATAATGGTAGCAAATACAGTATAAACTCTAATGGTACATTTACTTTTTCAAATGGAACAACTACAAATGTTACGGACAGCAAGGGTAATCCTATAAATGACCCTGATGCTAGTAAAGCAGGTCCTGACCAAACTAATCCTGAAGCTTATGGAAGAGGAGAAGCAGATAAAGCAGGAGGCATAGATACATCTGGTGCTTCAGCAACTGCAGGTACAAGTCCTGGAACAAGTTACGCTGATGATGCACAAGCATCTGAAAGTAGTAGCAGTAAAATAGTTTGTACAGAGATGTATAGACAGACTCAACTTGATGACTGGTCACAAGCTATGAAAACTTGGTACATTTATCAGAAAAAATACTTGACACCTATACATGAAATAGGGTATCATTGGTTATTCAAACCTTTTGTTCGTGGTATGAAGGTTAATAGGGCACTAACAAACTTAGGTGCTTACCTTGCCGAAGAACGAACAAAACACCTTAGACATGTTTTAACAAAAGGCAAATCCAAAGACAGTGTAGTTGGAAATGTGTTTTGTAAAATAATCCATCCTATAGTTTACTTAGTAGGATTGACAGTTCATAAAAAATAATTTATGAATTAATACACTAGCTACTTATCCCCCAATAATGGCTACGATAACCCTAGGAGAAATAATATGGCTGATATAGCTGTAGAACAAAAAATAGTTAAAACCCCAATAAGATATAAACGTAACGATGATAAAGAAGCGTTAGAGTTAGAAAAGAATATAAAAGAAAGAGATGAGGCTTTAGGCAAAGCTCAGGAAGAAGCAAAAGATGTTGCTGAAACAGAATCTCTAGCACCTGAAGAAAAAACTTTTAAAAAAAGATATGGTGACTTAAGAAGGCACATCCAGGAAAAAGAAAAAACTTATCAAGATGAGATATTTAAATTAAAGCAACAACTAACAGATACAGCAACTAAAGAAATAAACCTACCAAAGTCTGATGAAGAGATTGCTCAATGGTCTCAAGAGTATCCTGATGTTGCTAAGATTGTAGAAAGTATTGCTACAAAGAAAGCGAAAGAATTAGATTCTACATTAGAAGAAAGAATGAAATTAATTGCAGATAGAGAGGCACAAGCTACTCGTGCCACTGCAGAAGCAGAACTTATGAGAATACATCCTGATTTTGATACAATTAGAAACGACCAAGAGTTTCATGATTGGGTTGAAGTACAACCTAGATGGGTTCAACAGGCTTTATATGAAAATGAAAGCGATTCTAAATCTGCAGCAAGAGCAATAGATTTATATAAAATAGATATGGGAATAACAGATACTCCCACTAAAAAGAAACCAGATGCTTCTAAGGAAGCTGCAAAAGCTGTAACTAGAGGGGCATCCAATGCACCTGCAGCTAGTAAAACAGGACAAGCAAATCAGATTAAAGAGTCTGATGTAGCTAAAATGAAACCACATGAGTTTGCGAAAAATGAGGAAAGAATACAAGAAGCTATTCAATCAGGCAACTTTATATATGATATAAGCCGACGTGCTTAATATTTTTCTTTACTTTTTAAAATTTATGTGTTATAAAATGTATAAATAGCAGCCCATCTTTTTGATGACTACCTTGCTTAACACATTTTCACGATTTATACTAAGAAAAACTACCTAGTTTAAGTTAGCCCCACTACGGACACCTAACAGTTACTAGCCTTTTGATTGTGTATGCACTCGTATTTTAATATTAGCCAAGGAGGATAACATGGCTTTCCAAACTGCGGCTGGATACGGGAATTTACCTAATGGCAATTTTAGTCCCATTATTTACTCCCAAAAGGTTCAGCAAGCTTTTCGTAAAACCTCTGTTGTAGAATCAATCACAAATAGTGACTACTTTGGAGAGATTGCGAATTATGGTGATACTGTAAAAATTATCAAAGAACCAGAAATCACTGTAAAAGAATACGCCCGTGGTGTTAACATTCAACCACAAGACCTAGACGATGAGGATTTTTCTCTTATCGTAGATAAGGCAAACTACTTTGCTTTCAAAGTTGATGACATTGAAGAAGCTCATAGTCATGTAAACTTTGAGTCAATGGCTTCTGACAGAGCTGGATATAGACTTCGTGACCAACACGACCAAGAAGTTCTTGGTTATTTGTCAGGTTTCAAGCAATCTTCTCTAAATGCAGTAGCAGGAACTACTAATGATACTGTAAATGGTACAAAAGCTGTTTCAACTGCAGGTTCAGATGAACTGTTGACAAGCATGAAGCTAAAGAAGGGTGACTTCGGTAACATCACTACTGCTAGTGCTGATGACCACTCCATCCCACTAGCTCCAAGAATGCCAGGTGCTACAGCTCAAGCAACAGCAACTGCTACACCATTGCAAGTTATTGCAAGAATGGGCAGACTGCTAGATACACAGTTTGTAGACACAGAAGGTAGATGGTTAGTTCTACATCCAACTTTCGTTGAAATCTTAAAAGATGAAGATTCAAGACTTCTCAATGCAGATTTCGGTGAGTCAGGAGGATTAAGAAGCGGATTGTCAATAGGTTCATTACATGGTTTTGATATCTATATGTCAAATAACCTACCTGCCGTTGGCACAGGACCAGGAACTTCAGGTTCTGCTAACCAAAACTCAAACTATGGAGTTATTGTAGCTGGTCATTCTTCATCAGTAGCAACAGCTTCGCAGATAACAAAGACAGAGTCTTATAGAGACCCTGATTCTTTCGCAGACATCGTAAGAGGTATGCATTTATATGGCAGAAAGATTCTTCGTCCAGAAGCAATCGTTACTGCTAAATATAACGTAGCGTAAGGGAGGTATAAATGGCAACTTATGATTTAACTTCTAAAGACACCACTGGTGTATCTTCCGACTCTATTGTGGCTATGCCATCAGCTAAAAATACTAATGTCATGAGAAATATTGAGGCTTATCTCGATATTGATGCATTAGTTGCAGCAGGTGGTAGTTATTCAGCAGGAGATGTGTTTCAAGTTCTTGAAATACCTGCGAATACACTAGTACTAAATTCAGGTGCAGAAGTAATGAAAGCATTTACTTCAAGTTGTACTCTTGATTTAGACTTTGCTGGTGGCGATGACATCGTTGATGGTGCTGATATTACATCTACAGGCTTTTGTGCCGCAGGTACTAATGGTCAGACCAACACTATTGTAGGAAGTGCTGCTTCAACGTATACTCAATTTATCACTACTACTGATACTATTGATGCTACGATTGCAGGAGCTGCTCCAGCAACAGGCAGACTTAGAGTTTATGCAACTGTTATTGATTTAGCAGGTCATGGACTAGATGATAAGCCAGACGAAGTCGATAGAGACCAATTAGCTTAATAGCGTAATCACGGGGACAATTAATTTTGTCCCCTATTATTTAAAATAATATGGCACAAACTTATCTTACATTAACTAATAGCGTGCTTGCACGTATTAATGAACCCCAACTGACCTCGTCTACTTTTTCAAGTGCACGGGGTATTCAAGTTCAAGCCCAAAATGCAGTTAATGAAGCCATAAGATATATTAATCAAAAAGAATTTAGTTACCCTTTTAATCACGCAATTAATACAGAAGTTTTAGTTCCAGGGACAGTAAAATATACATTGCCCACATCAACTAAACATGTAGATTATAACACTGCAAGAATAGTTAAAGATTCAACTTTGGGTACATCAGGTACAAACCTGAGCACATTATCTTATAATGAATACATTGCTAATAATGTTGAACAAGAAGATGATATTGTAACAACAACTACAAGTACTACACATACAGATAGCGTAACAACTATAACTGTAGCTAGTACATCAGGATTTGATTCTTCAGGAACTATACACATAGCAAATGAAGAGATAACATATACAGGAACAACAAGTACGACATTTACAGGTTGCACCAGAGGTGCTAATAGCACAACAGCAGCTTCTATAACAAGTGGCGTACAAGTATCACAATTTACTGGTGGAGGAGTTCCTTCACATATTGTAAGAACATTAGATAATAATTTTATTTTATACCCTTTTCCTAATAAAGGCTATACATTAAAATTTGATTACTTTACATTTCCATCTGATTTGTCAGCACACGACGATACCACAACAATACCCGACAGGTTCGCACCAGTTATAATAGATGGAGCCACTTCATATGCATATCAATACAGAGGTGAGATTGAGCAATACCAATTAAACTTTGCAAGATTTGAACAAGGCATAAAAAACATGCAAACACTATTGGTTAATAAATATGAATATGTAAGGTCGACAGTAATATTAAGACCAACAAGTATGGCAGGATATTTTAGTACAGAAACAACATCATAATGCCAGATTTATCAAGAGTACAACCTGCAAATTTTCCTTTACAAGGTGGTTTAGTTCTAAACAAATCTACGTTTGCTATGCAACCGGGTGAAGCATTAGAGCTAGTTAACTTTGAGCCTGACATTGAAGGTGGTTACAGAAGAATAAATGGGTTTAGTAAGTATAATACCAACATAGTACCCCAAACAAGTGCTTCTAGTGAAGAAATATTAATGTCAACATTCTTTAATGATAACATTATTGCTGCTAGGGGTGAGAAGATATTTAGGTCTACTAGTGGCTCAACAGCTTGGACAGAGATAGATACAGGTCGTACAAGTGCAGGTGTTTACACATTTGAAGAATTTAACTTTGATAACAACTTAAAGTTTATTGTAGTAGATGGAAATAATGCACCTACAGTGTTTAACACATCATTTACGGCAACAGATGTAAGTGCCAGTACAGTAGCAGGAGCTAAGTTTGTGGCTTCATTTAGGGACCATATGTTCTATGCAGGTATGTCGGGCACACCTCAAGAGCTTGTATTTAGTAAGCCATTTGATGAAGATGACTTTTCAAGTGGTGCAGGTTCAGGAAGCATAGCAGTTGATGCGACAATAACAGGAATTAAAGTTTTCCGAGATAACTTATTTATCTTTTGTGAAAATAGAATATTTAAGTTAGCAGGTTCTTCTGTTTCAGACTTTACAATATCAGATGTAACAAGAAATATTGGTTGTATAAACGGGCAGACGATTCAAGAATTTTCCGGTGACTTAATATTCTTAGCACCTGATGGCTTACGTACAGTTGCAGGTACTGCAAGAATTGGCGACGTTGAATTGGGTACAATTAGTACACCTATTCAAACTGTGTTTAATGATAACATAGTAAACTCAGACGCATTTAGGTCTGTTGTTATACCTAATAAAACACAATATAGATTGTTTTTTTCAAAGTCTGGCACAACACAAGCAGATACAAATGGGGTTATTTGTTCTCTCAGAGGTGAACAGTTTGAATTTGGTAAATTGAAAGGTATTAAACCTACATCTACGGGAATATTAGTAGATACTGGAAGCACCACTATTATTCATGGTGGTTCTGATGGATATATATATCAACAAGAAAGTGGTAACGATTTTGATGGAACTGCTGTAAATGCTAAATACAGAAGTCCTGATTTAAGTTTTGGTGATGCTGGTGTACGTAAACATATACAACGTGTACTTGTAAGTTATAAACCTGAAGCAGCAGTTAATGCTGATTTGTTTTTAAGATATGATTATGAAGACCCTAACTCCCCAAGACCTGCAGCTTATTCTTTATCTGCTGAAGATGTTGTAGCAATATATGGTGCTTCTGTGTATGGTGTTGCTACATATGGTGGACAGACAGAGCCATTGCTTAGACAGCCAGTTGAAGGTTCAGGATTTACTGTTGCTTTAAGAGTTAATGATGATGGAACATCAGCACCTTATGCATTAAGAGGTTTTGGAGTAGAATATCAATTAGGAGCGAGAAGATAAATGGGAGCTACATACACTAGACAATCCACATATACAGATGGAGACGTAATTACTGCAGCTCATACCAATGATGAGTTTAATCAGTTATTAGCTGCCTTCGCTGCAAGCACAGGACATACACACGATGGTACAACAGCAGAAGGCGGTCCTATTACAAAGATGCTTGGTACATCCCTTACATTAGGAGATGGTACTGCAGCAACAGATATTACTGTTACATTTGATGGTGAGTCAAATGATGGTGTCCTTAAATGGATGGAAGATGAGGATTATTTTGAGTTCAGTGATGACATACTTATTGCTTCTACAGAGAAGCTACAATTCAGAGACACAGCTATATACATCAACTCAAGTGCCGATGGTCAGCTTGACATCGTTG